TAACTTTAATACTGCTTCATTTGCTGACTCGCATTTGTCTTGAAGCAACTTAAAAACTCCCTCATCAATATCACTATGAGAAGATAAAAAACTTGGATTAAATGCCCAAACAGAATCTTTTATGTATTCTGCGACTTTCTCGTCTGCCTCGTCATCAGTTAAGACCAAATACTCTTGGTTGCCATAACAATATATGTCGTAAGACTCGTAGTATATTTCTTTTTCTTCTTCTTTGGTTAGCTCCAAATGTTTTGCCAAGGCTTTGATTCTTGGATTATCAAGATTTTTTACGATTGGCTTTAGTGCTTTGATTACGTTGTTTTCTAATGTACCCATTATTTTTTCTCCAATTGGCTATAGTATTGATTTAGACTTTTTACACCTTGTTTGGCTTGCTCAAGTGTTATCTTCTCACTTTGCATCTGACCAACAAGGTCTTCTAAGCATTCTAGTAATTGATCGTATTCATTTACTTGTTCCAATTTGATCTCCTTTGGCTGTTTTGTTTGTCTTACTATTATATATAGGCTTTCAGTTCCTACATGTCAACAACTAAAAACATTTTTTTTATTTTATTTGTTCGGCCATCTACCTGGAACGCAACTGGGTAGAATAGCGAACAATTGTGACGTTTTAACCAGGACGGCCTCCCTGGTCACGGCTGGGCGTAAAGCGAACAATTGTGAGTTTGGCCTTTACCCGGGTAGATCCAGGTTACCCCGAACCCGAACAATTGTGACCAGCCTCTCCCTGGTTGGCCAGATCCCGAAGTCCGACAATCCCGAACAATTGTGCGGTCTGGTGCTGCTGCGAATCCCGAAGTCCGAACAATTTGGCCAGACCCGGGCTACGCAAATGCCCGAAACACCGAACAATTCATAGCCCGACCAGCCCGAAAGCCCGACAACCCCGAAGTCCGAAGGTCAACGCCTGACCCGACCCCCTAAGTAATTACGCTACTTCTTGGGTTTCACGCTAGTTTGCTCTATCACGTCTGCCTCCTTATGGGTCTTTGTGGCTACTTTCATGCGTTTCTGTGCTATGTCTTGGAATTCTTGTAGTTTTAACAGTATTTCTTCCCTTGTCATGCTGTCGGTTCTCTCATGTAGCACATGGGCTTTATTAACAAGCAGACCTGTAGCCTTTAATCGCAGTTCTTCGGCTCTAATGGCTTCACCGAATTTTCCAGACTCCCATGCTTCGTTACGAATTTTAAGTAAGTCACGCACCGACTTATCAATTGTGACACCGAACCTTGTTTGGGCTTCGTCACGCATTTCTTGATATCGTTCTTGGACAACTGGGTTACGGAGCAACCTCACGGCATCGACACCTGGATTTGCATATCCTGCTGCACGAGCCGAAGAGGTCTGTGTCATATCCTTGTGCATAAAGTTATTAAGAAAATCTTGCTGCTTATCGGTCAATCGTTTCCAACCTGCTAATCGTTGTTCTTTAGTTAAGTCTTCTGCTACTCTTGGCATCTTATTTTATCTCCATTTAATTACTAGTTTACTAGGGGTAAGAGGGGTGGGTTACTTACCACCCTCTTATACCCCCTTTAGGGGGGAAGTTCGGTAAGTTGGTAAGTTTGAACAAAATCAATGACTTACAAGCCATAAAACACTTACCGACCCCTAAAGTAACCTCGGTAAGTAGATATACGCAAACCGAGGCTACATAAGGGTTTGCCAACTTACCGACCAATCTACTTCCCGTGGTAAGTTGGTAAGTGGTAAGTAGATCACTCATAAAGCACCACAATTTTAGGGTCATTTGTTCGCTTATAAAAAGTTCCCCAGTCGGTACAAACGTACCCTAAATGGAACATCATTTCTCTGTGTTGCAAGAAGCATTCGGCACATGAATACATATCATATTTGCAATCAAGCATATGATTAATTGGTGCATGAAGTTGTTGTGCGATTCCTTTTTCAACGGCACAACCGAGGCAAATTGTTCGGTGATTCATTTGCAGATCCATGCCAGGGACAATTTTTTCTTGGCATGATCCACACTTTTTTTGTTTTTTATAGGCCATATTACACCTCTTGACTTACGCTAATGGTTTTCATTTCTTTGTGCATGGTGGTATAATCTCGCCTTTTAGCTATGATTTGCCACTTCTTAACGGCTTCATCATAGTTGTCGGCTTCTATATCAACCATATAATACTTTGTTTCCTTACAATGGATAACAAACTTTTCTTTTGGCAGTTTTCTCATATTAAGCTCCATTAAAGCATGATGCTTTAACCATGTGATCTATTGGCTCGTCACCATAATAGTCAAATATAGCCCCAATTACTAATTGTTCGCTTTTGTTAATGTCGTCTTTACATTGACGCATAGTTACATATTCGACTTGGCTCTTATGAAACATACACTTTTGTTCGCCTCCATCATGTCTATTACCTACTGACCATACGATACATATGGCAACTAACATCTCTACCATTATTTTTCCTCCTTTTTTGTTTTCCAAAAATAATTATTAGTGTCTCCTAATCTAGTGTCGTTGCCATTTTCGACCTGATACTCGATTGTACTAACCAAGAAATCAGGCTTCAAAGGCTCTTGTGGTGTAAGGCTATTGTCAAACACTCTCATTCTATTGTTTGGATATAGACAAAACTGTCCATTTCTTAGCTGCAAAAGGTTAAAAGATTTGTGTTCTTCAGGGTTTTCGCTTGTGCTATAATCAACAATATCAGGGCTATTATGGTAATTATCCAATGTGCATATATATGTAGCTTTAATAATTCCAAAATCTCTTGTTAAGACTTCAAAATCCATAGTTGATATAAACTCTTTATGTATAGCCACAACATTATAATCCATGCAGTTCCAAAATTGTAGGTTTGGCAAATCCAAATCAACTTTTGGTGTTTCAGGTTCGGCTAAGAATGCAGATATTGGTAATTTATCAAACAAAGCACCATATTCAGGTAAGTAGGTTTCAAAGTAAAAGGCTCGACCAGCTATAGATTTTGCAGTAACCCATATACCTTTAACAAATTTGCCATGCCCATCTTGGTGGTCTCTTAAATACTCTTTACGAACCCAAATTTGTCTTGCTGGAAGATTACAAATTAACTCTGACATTAATTTTTACCCTTTCTATAGCTATATCTTTTTTCTTGAGACTCCACCCTATCTTTATAGCGATAGTGATTTGATCCATCAGTCATTATATCAGCTAATTCTGACACTCCATAAGACACCTCTGTTGCTTGCCTTGATACTTTGCCAAAATCAACTTCGTTTAAGGCTCTTGGATCATCTTCAAACCACATTTCATCTTCGGCTGGTTCTATTTTCTTTTCTGATAATTCAGTAAAAATACCTCTGACTTCTCCATTTTTACCAACTCCATAACCTCTGCAATCGGCACACATTTTAGCAGTATTCCTACGATTTGATACTTCCCCAAGTTTCTCTTTGCATAGCTTGCAATAATTGTATTTAAATTCTTGCCTATCTTTTGCAATTTGTTCTTGAGTTCTTCTAACAGTTGGCTTTAGCCTAGTTCCTCTAAACATCATAACTCTCCTCTTTGTGACATTCATCACATTCAGCTAAACCTTCAGGTGGTTCATCTAAATGAAACATTTCTGCACATATCGTGCATTCATACTCTCCCATAATAACCTCCCTTTTTAAAAAATTGTTTATATAATTTCTTTATTTTATAAATAAACCCACTCTTTTTAACTGGGGTGTTTTGCAATATATGTAACACAATAAATTTATTCATATTAATATCCTCTTTTAATTACCTTTAAAGATTTACTTATTAATGAAGCTATTTCCACATCTCCTTTTTTAACTAAGGCACTAACATATTCGTTAACAAGACCCTCGACTTCAAGCATAGCTTCAGGCCAAGTTGGCATATCATCTTTTTTATCCATGTTCATTTTCACTCTCCCAATCTTTACCATCTAATTCAGAATACATAGTTAAACCAAAATCATAACCTTGTTTATAGTAGGCAGACGATCTTTTTTTTTCATCCATGCCATTTCCATCTAACAAAGCATCAGCAACACCATCTTTGAAGAAGTTTAAATAACCTCTTCTCTTTATGTCTATTGGGCTATTCATCAGCATCTCCTATAAATAAAAATCCACCACCATTCCCTTCAGGATCGCAACTAACCTCAATAGCTATATCTTTATAGCCTTTTTTGGTTAGCACAAACTTTGGGAAACCATTGTAGCCATCATCATTAACCATGCCTACATATTGCTTGATTTTAAAGCCCTCAAGCTGCTTATAATGGTCGTCAAAACCTTTATTTCCTGACATTATCTATCTCCCATATGAAATTGGTGACTTATTTTCCAAAATGAATCTCGCATCTTTCG